TACCCGACGCTATCACATATGCCAAAATGTAAAAAAAAATGCCCGTGATACTTGGCATGCGTGCCATGTCACGTTGCATATGATATTGTGTCGCATATCAATTGTGATGTATAACATAGCATATACTATTGCGCCATGTAGTATGCAATACTATGTTAAATATATTAATTTTGGTATTGACTTTTAATTGATATTGTGTTATTATAATATTGTAGGTTGTGACCTACTGCACATTCTTCCCATTTTCTACCTCCTTTTAAACAAGCACGCTTAAAGCGTGCTTGTTTCTTTTTGATATAGCGATTTTATTAATTCGCTATAAGTAGGATCTATATTTATTTGAAAATCTATCGGTTCAAGATGTACTCCCGAGGGAGAATATATATGCACCGTTTTTCCTGTGTAGTCGGTAATATCTTCCTCGAATGGATCATCAATGTATGTATGACAGAGTTTTAGGCTGTCGTTAGATTCTATATGTACTCCGTCGGAAAACTCGTCTAAACTTTTTATTTTATCCTGTAGCGGTTTATGGTTAATTCCGGCCACGGTAAAATCAAGCACATTATTTTTTATATATCCGTAACATTTCGCGCGTAAAAATTTAAATTTTTCATAATCTCCTTCATACTCCAGCAGTCCAATTGTTTTTTTAACTCCCTTAGGAGTTAAAGGAGAAAAAACCTCTGGATTAATACTGAGTACGTCAGACGTTTTTTTTATACGTTCTATCCATTTATTGTTAAATTCATTAATAATAGTTTTCACTCTTTCAGTTTTTTTTGCTTTTATACTGTCGGTATCGCTATATATATAATCTGCTCCGATCTTATGTATAATTGTTAATATTATCTCTCTGGTGTATGCTGTTACCCATACCCCCCACGCATAACTTAAAAATCTCGTTTTTGAATTATTGTATATATCAATTTGTTTAGATATATCCGGGCTTTCTTGTGTCCAGTTACCGTCGAAAATTATTTCTGGCCTACATATATCCGTTACGCTCATGCCATAACAACTGTTTAAATTTTCCTTTGCGAGCATGTATCTATCTTTTTCAGATTCAATGCCTTTATATACGGTTTTATCATTATAAAATTTTAACACGCACTCTCGGAACGATTCCGGCAAAAAATTTTTTCGGTATTTATAACCGTCGTATATTATTAATTTTTCAAAATCATAATACATTTTAATGAGTTTTAGATCTATATCGGTCACATATATTTCAATATAGTCCGCGCTTATAATTCGCCCGTTATCAACAACGGGGTTGTCACATTTAATGCACTTGTGTTTTGATATAATATGTTCATAGAAAAAACTTGTAATTATATTATAAAAGCCGACCTTTACCACATAACAAAAATCTTGGGTATTCGGTAAATTTGATGTAAAATATACGCCTTTACTCATCGGAAATTGACGTAAAAGCATTTGAGCGGGATATGCGGAGCATAAGTCATAACTTGAAACATTGTTTATAATTTTTCCTTGTTTGCTCCAGCTTCCATGTGTAAAACCTCCGGCGAACGCATTTTTTAAATATTTATATTCTTCGGTTTCAAGGGTCAAACTGTCTATAATTCCCTTATACCTAAAATATTTAGCTCTATCTTTTTTAGCTAAACAATAATCTTTGCAGTATTTTCGCACCTTAGAGGTTTTCGTCAAAGGTATATCGGAAACATGTTTATAAGTTTGCAATTCATACCGGATATATGCTTGCACACATATAACATCGAATAATAAATAGTTTATTTCTTTGTCACTCAAAGGAGTCTTATAATGTCGGATCAAGCTATAATCAAGATCGCCCATTTTTTTCTGATATTCCGGAGGACAATATAATTCGCACGTTTTGGCAAGACTACAGCCCGATAGTATAAAACTACATCTAAACTGAATATTTTTCGTAGTGCAATAGCAAACGCGGCGTTCTTCCAAGGCGAAAACTTTGTCCCACTCGAAAAGATGACTTATAAAATTAAATTCAAAACTTAAATTGTGTACCCAGATAATTAAATTATGGGGTAGCTGTTTTAATAGATTAATTACACTTATAAACTGATCCCAAGTTCGTCCTACAATTTTAATACTGTCAATACATAGTCCCCATACATACATAAAAGCACATTTTTCATTATTGTGATATGTAGAGGTCGACTCAATGTCAAAACTGCATATAATATCGTAATATCGAGTTTTATATTTTCGCGAATAATATGGCGCTTGCTGTGTGATATATGATAAAATATAAGTTTGCTCATCACTCGTCAAGCCCCCGGCGTTCTTGTTCATGTCTATATATCGCATATAATGCACTCTTTCTGTCCCATTCTTGTCTACCCGGATCAGTTATATTATACTTTTCTAAAATTCGTGCTTTATCTTCCTGAGGAAGTGCGTCCCAGTTCCCCGGTTCTGCTTCGTTTACAATTATATTTTTACGGTGTTTATATACCACTTCCGGGGCTATATCCTTCATAAATCCGATTATATTATGGAATCGCTTCCAATCTATATTTACCTCGTCGCCCTTTATTCCGAAATCTTTTCGCAACTGCTCGTTTGATTTTTTCGCGCCTGTGATCGTTGAGGTTTTAGAGGTTAAAAAAATCTTACTCCGCTTATACTCCGCGCGTAGCTGATTAAGATTAAGGGTTCTAACTTTTTTAGGCTCTTTGTAAACATCAAATGCATATGAATAAGTCTCAGATTTTTTCAATCGTGAGATCCTCTGTCGTGCTTTTCTGTTAAGCTGTGCAACATAATGACGAAGGCTTTTTTCGTCCATTTTAAAAACCTCGTCAGGGTCTATATTAATGAGTTCTTTTAAAGTCATAAGGCACAAACTCCCTCTTTGTTCTGTCGTACATAATGCGATCTATAAAGGGGCGATTTTCCCAATAGGCGCGTACTCCCTTTTCACTGGAAAATATATACTCCGCATTATAAACTCCACCGCGATATAAAATTGATGTTATTTTATCTGTCGTGGGATCGCAACAATACCGCGCTTTATCTGTCTCTATTTCTTGAATGCTATACCGCTGAGAATTGCTAAAACGGTGCTCAGGGTGAAAAACTGGCACATAAATTTTCATTTCTTTGTCCTCTCTTCGTACTCTTCTAAACCGATATAGGAATTAAGCAATACGGCGATTGCCTTAAGGGTTAAAATACGATCATAGCTATGGCGTTCTGCATAGTCCGTGCATTCCTTGTTAATGTATTCGATTAACTCGTTAAATTCAAGCATATAAGTACCTCCTTATAAGGAAAGGCGCTTAAAGCGCCTCTCCTGATTCGGGATCTACAAAATCGAAATCGTAATATTCACGTCCGTTTTTACCGGTCGTTTTCTTTAATGTAATAATCATAGGTTCATCCTCAAGCATTTTATTTACTGTCGAGGGGTCAAACTGTTCGAAAAACTTTGTCAATACTGAGAAAGTATAACACAATTTTCTTTCACCGTTCAACTCTGCTTCGAATATATCCCCGGCCGGAGCTGATAAAATTCGGATCGGCTCTCCTAAAATTTTACTCTTTGTGATAAATTCTCCGCTCTTCTTGTAATCGTTCCATTTCATCATAATTTTTTTCCTTCTTTCATTAATTTTGAATCATGATATAATCTTTATTACAAATATCAGTCGTGCACACAATAAGGATTAAGGGGACAACTCCTTTCTATTATGGATTTTTTGATTCTTTTATAAAATCGACTGATATTGTAAACGTGTTAAGTGAAATCGGCGTATCCGCCGGTTTATGACTCTGCAAGTCGTCCAGCGCGTTCTGAATTGCTATAGTAAAATTCGAGACGTTATCCGAGGTGTAAGGCGTTACTATGGTAACGCCTTTATATATCCAGTTATCAGCCCCGAAAATATATGTGAACTGTGCTGTATTAGCCATTATATATCCCTCCTTAGTTCAATATCAAAAAAGTATTTTATTAAATCGACTATTTCATCATAAGCGCCTTTCCAATATGTTCGGGAGGGTAACTTTGTTACGAGTCGATAATTTTTTAGATATATATCGCCCAACCTTATAATTTGTTCCAGCGTTAAATAATCGATTAAAGTATAATCCAGCATGTCAACTATATTACTGATCGCGTGTCCCGCCCCTTTAAATGTTTCTTTTACAAGCGGGGAGTCGTCGCTATCCTCTACGATATTCGCATACGTTTTTAATAAACCTGTTAAATATTCATATTCCTTTTCTCCAATGTATTTTTTTGTCCTCATATTCAATACCTCTCTTTCATTTTCTAACTAAATTATACCACAAAATACGAATCTTGCAATATCGGACTTTTGCACAAAATTAAGCAATGGAATTTGTATAGTTTTTTATGATCTGGCCGACCTCGTTGTCGCTATAAAATTTATCGTACATTGTAAACGCTGTATATATTTTAGGTATATGTCGGATATTCGATACACAAAAACCGCGCTCCGAGTATTCGCCGAATACCAGATCACTATTATTTTTTAACGGCGTTGTTTTTTTATGAAAAAACAAACACGGCATGGCGTTGGATCGCCTTATAATATCGCATTGTATCATCTCTTCATCAAACAGTATAAAAAAGCTATATATAATATCCTCTTTTTTATACTCGTAATGCATTAGCGGAAAACGTCCAAAATCCCACTCGCCGGAGGTTATCATACTGCTTGAATCATCAAAGCAGAAATAAACGTCGGATTTTTTCCCGTGTTTGGTAGGATTGCAGTATTCAACGGCTACGATATTTTTGTGCTGGCCATAGCTGTATACGTCTATAGTGCCCTGTTTCATCTGTTTAATGTGAGTTAATCCCATATTACCGAAATATGGTGAATACTTATTTACAGTGTTCCCGAGCATAAAAATCGTCACATCGTTTCGATCTCTTATAATTGTACTTAGCACGCTCTGGAATCTGCTCCATTCATCGCGAAAACAAGTTTCCTGTGTCAAAAACTCTTCAAATAAAATCGTTCTTACTCCGGGATATGAGAGTGATTTATATGTTTCCGGTGTAGATAGGCCGAATAAATGGCCAAACGGTTTTTCAGATCGTACAATTTCGCCCTTTTCATTTGATTTTTCAAAATACAGCTTGCCGCTGTATTGCCGTACATAGTCCCATGCGCCGTTTGTAATGTTGACGATCTCGTTATTATATACCAAGGCAGAAAAGGCGTCTTGCGCCTTCCTGCCTGTTAAGTCATCATTCCACCGCCTTATATAGGCAAGCTCAGATCCGTTTTTCCAATACTGCTCCAAAGCGTATTTTAATACGGCATAGCTTTTTCCGTTAGATCGCTCACCAATGATCATATTATATTTACAATTCTTTTCGAGAATATTTTTAAGAGAGTAATATTTCATAAAATCACCCCTGTTTTTAATAGTCTTTCGATCTCTTCCTTTTCATCGCCGAGACAGTTTACATAATCAAGGTGAACGTCAGCAATCTCTGTATAACCGGAGAAGTCGCCAACTACACCGCCCACAACGCACGGATAGCCAAAATGTGCATCATAATTAATAGGATATAATGTGACTGGCCTATTAATTTCAATAAACGGCGTGCGAATACCCATAAATCCATAATTCCCGGAGCTCATTTTATACGCGTATTGCGGACTTGAAGTTAAAGCGTCAATGCCTCTCGTTACGCCTCCTGTTATAAGGGCGGCCGAAAAACCTGCTCCAGTAGCCGCGGAGACAACTCCGCCCGCTGTCGTTGCAATCGCTCCAAGTATGGCCTTAATACGGTTGTCGTAACTTGCAGACGATAAAGGGATCGAGAATATGCAATTCCCCTCTTTTTGATATATTACATTCTTTAACGGTATTCCGTCAGGTGAATTTTCGGCGCTTCGTGTTAGCTGAATTTTCGCCAAAACTTCACCGGTTAGGCAGTTACACTCATATGTTAATTTTATGTCAGAGCCGATACACTGCTTCGGGTCTAAATCTACAGATCCGCAAAATGGCAAATACACTGATAGTTTTGTAGCCGAGTAGTCAAGAAAATTACCAAAGTAGGGGTCGATATGTATAGTTCCGCAGTCTATAGTCTCATTTATTTTTTTAAGATACGCGGACGGTATATCCCCGACCTTCGCCCCGGCGACGTAAACGTCTGCTGCGCTTCCTTCGTCGGTAGGCTGAAACGGCACAAGGTGCAACGAGATTATAGCCTCCCGGGGGTCATTATACAGTCGTTTTACCTTGTCGATAAAGGTTGTACTCCACAAGTTAGAAGATATATCTTTTAATGCGGTCACCGTAGGATTATATAACGTGACAATATCGCACGTCAATGCCGTGTTAATGGAGGGTTGCTCTGGCGTTACGTCAGAAGTGTTATTGTTATTTATGTTAGTATACCATTGTTTATTATAGGGCTGTCCCTTCGACTTATAATCCGTAACACTACCGCCAGCGGAAATCGCATTTATATCGTTAGATACTTGAATATTTAGCGCATTCTGCCAACGAGCACGCAACTGCACCAATTCTACACACGGCAAAGCCCACTTCGGGTTTATATTTCCGTTAGATTCGCTCTCACCCAATACAATATTAAAATTAGTTTGTCCCTGTTTAATAGTAGTTGAAGCTGAGGGGTTTATCTGGTATCTGAAATAGCGTGTTGTTTCGCTTGCCGTTAATGAGGTTGTACTTGCGTACCATGTATCCCAGCCTGTACCTCTAAACAGATCGCATATAGCCGTATATGATAAACCGTTATTACGCGTGACAACACCGAAACCATAAGGCTTGTAATTGCGTTTTATTCGGTTAGGCGTTCCCGTATAGATAGAAGGTCGGTTTGATCCCAGATCGGGTATAACATAATCTCTCATAAAAGTAGGCAAAGAGTTTTTTTCGTATACTTTATAATATATCGGATTATTAACAATATTATAAAACTCTTCATTTCCGATATCTGATGTAGGCTTACCGATCTGCACCGCGATACAATTAAGCTCCGAGTGGGATCGCAAATATTCCCATAATTTAATATAAGGAAGATATAGACAAGCATTATCGCCCAAAGTAGCATATGAAATTCCGGGATCTTTAGTATATACAAGACTATTGTCTGTATTCGGCATAGGTGATAACGTACCAGTCGCGTAATAAATACCGGGATAATAATTGCCACTCTGTTCCCATCCGTAGCTGAATAAACTTTTTTTGTTGCTATAATCATATAAGTTTCTTATATTATATAATAGATTTAGCTCAGCTATTTCTGTTCTTATTAGACTCGCACTTGATGAAGGTACATAACTATTAACACTCATACGTCTATGACCGTCCCTTCCTTACCGCCCGCAACGGCAAATATAATCTGATCATTATCAAAAGTTTTTGAAAAATTAATAATCTGAGTTTGTGCGTTCGAAGAGAGCGGGGCTTTTTCATCTGTTATTAATGGGGTTTGTCTATATTGATTCCGAGCACAAACACAAGGACACGCCTTTATCTGATCTTTATATGTAAATAATACATCAACATGCGCATGTATTTCCCACAGATTACTCGCAATATGCACAATATCATTAACAAAATAATACCGTGAAAAATCCTTGATCCAGATATAATTAAATTCCGGAAATAACGTCCCCCAAACTTCATTTTCTGTCGTCTCAAACGTAATAACGGGGTTTATAATATCGCAACTTTCCCGGAGCTGTCCGAGGAAAATTCGCTTTTGTATAAGATATTTATTTATATTGTTTCGGTCTGTTGTAGTGGTATATGCGATTATCTCCAAAAAATCACTCCCTTTTTTGTGAAAAACGCCCGTAGAATTCCACGGGCGTTTATGATATAATATATAGTAGTTAAGCTATGAAGAATACAATAAAATTCTCGTTAAAGTCGTTCCAATACCCGGCGTCGTATTTATACCAGTTATTATAAAATTCGCCCTTCGGGTTCCAATTGGAAGTCGTCCTTCGGTCTGTATTCGATACGCCGAGCGCGTCATGGTCGAACATTACACAAAGTATACCGCTTGCAGTTACCTCATGATTTTCGGACGTGTTAACGTGAATTTTAGAAATCGAGTTAAACCTATAATCTGTTCCCGAGCCCTGCCAATATGAGACTTTTTCATGCATAGGTAATGCAGTGAGTTTATCATGAAAAGTCGAACTCTGGAGATACATATCAGCTGCACTTTCAAAATCAGACAGCATAACGCAGTGGAGTAAATCCTTAGAGGTAAAACGATCTTTACCGCCCATATTAAACAGCGTTGAAATATTCTGTAATCTGTCTATATAGTTTGACATTGTCATGCTTGCATACCTGATAAAGTCTTTATCAGTCATAGCCTTATCCGCCGTCAGTGTCTGATTAAAATGCTGATTATAAAGGTAAAGAAGATTTACGGCACGAACGCCGGACTTTGTAGAAAGATCAGCGCCTTTGTACTCGTTATAAATCGTCTCACCAATAAAATTATTTATTGTACGGAGTATAAGAGAATCAATCTTAATAGACAGCGATCTGTCCACCATTGAATAAATCATGCTGATGAACTGATTCAACTGTGTAGGATTCGAGAATGCGCTTTTAACCTGTCGATCAGCTATCGAGATCGGAATTTCGAACGTGATTCGGTTCTGGTAGAATTTTACCGAAACGGTCGACTTATAGAAAATATTGGGGTCATAGCTTGCATTCTCCTGTAATTTCCAAGTCTCGTTCTCCTCCGCGTCAGGTAAATCCATCGTGATTTTTTCACAAGCTGCCCCAAACTCCCAGCCGTCACGGAGGACGGAGGGCAAGCTTGCCGAATAGGGACGATTAACAAAAATTACTTTCCCGATATGATCGACAAGAGATCTGACAAAATTGTCGGCGCTTGATACATTGAAAAGCTCTGTTCCAACGTCAACGACATTACTTAAATCCTCCGCGATTAAATCATTTTTACCTAAAACTTCGCTTGTGACCTTATTCATAAGGTCATAAATCTGAGAAACTTTCATTTATAAATCACTCCTTTATTTATTCGCCTATACGGGTTTTTGTACAATATAATGAATAGGTTATCTGATTGTAGTTAATTTCGGTAATATGGACCTCGAATTTAAATTTAAAACGTTCGTTACTGCCGAGAAATTTTCCCTCAAACTCAACAACATACTTGTTTAATAAATAGTTATTAATATAACCTATTGCGCAAGGGTGTCCGTCTACTACCGGCGTTAACCACATATAGCACGGGTTTCCTGTAAAATCTCCCGTCCCTCCGTCGTCAAGCTGTACATACAGTATATCGGGGCGGTTTCTTCCGTTCCATACAGCATTACTAAACACATCAGAACGTAGCGTTAAATATTCGCCGCTTGTCGCCTGTTTAATAGTGTTAATTTCCTCTGATGTTAATGACGGTAAATATGCAATATTGCTATGCTCATAAACGTCAGTTTTAAATGCGTTTAGATCTGCTTTAGTCACCGCTTTTGCAGTTATCTGATCGTCAGTATATTTTTTAGCAGTCGTTAGATTTTTAGTGTCCTGCGTGTCCGCGTACTGCTTAGCAGTCGTTAGATTTTTAGTGTCCTGCGTGTCCGCGTACTGCTTAGCACTTGTTAAAGTTGCCTTGTCACCGTCAGCTATCTTTTTATCAATCTGATCAAGATAATAATAGCGATATAAAGCTTCATTTTCCATTATAACAAGGTCAACGCATTTCGTGCTTGTTGCAATAATAGTTAAAAATATATAATTCTGTGCGTTTACCTCAACAGTAGTACAAAAATCGTTGAGTACCTTGCCACCATATTTAAGGCCGGAAATTAAAATGCTTTTACCGTCTGAGTTTATAATATCCTCCCGGATAACGTCCCAGCGGGTCACTTCCTCAATCGCTTTATTTTTAAAGTCGATTATCTTGTATCCACCTTCACGCATTAGTCACCAACTCCAATTTATATTTATTTCCCGTTGACTTAGTCAGTGTAAATACTTTACCGTATACACTACCAACAAGTACGCCACCGGTCGTGCGACTTACTACAACGTTAGTAGCTGTCTTTTTAGTCTCGCTCATAGAAGAGTCTATAACTGATCGCATAACAAGGATAGCAGTACCGTTTTTCGACTCTATCAATGCCGGGACACCCGCCGGGAATGTATATTCCGAATTATTTGTCAGTGTAACATCAACCGGAATAATATACATCGGCGCATCCTCGTGCAATTCAGATATTACACCCTTAGTATTAACAAAAATGCTGATGCTGTCATAACGGAATTTAAGGAAATCTCCGTCATACTTGACATTAGTGTAAAAATCCTTAATAAGTGTTCCGTTTCGGGTGAATCCGCTGATTAATACGGGTTTTGAAGATGTATATGCCACCTGTAGCAATTCATATAAGCCGGGATTCTCTCCGGTCTCATTTACACCTTCCATATTGACGATAATATAACCGCCCTCTTTTGACATAAAAATCACTCCTTTAATATATTTTTATTGTAAAATATTCTTTGCACATCTGCACAAGAATATCGTAATAGTTACGGCGCGCCCATAATACAATATTTTCCTCGACAAGCTGCGCCGGGCTCTGTGTATATCTTAAAATCGTTCGTACTACATCGCGCGATATTGTTGAATCTTTTCCCTCTGATAAATGATTATCGGACGTAAAATCGATATTATTATTTACAGTGTTCGTCTGCTCTGCTGTTGTCTGCGTTCCTGTTTTGGTGTGACCGACAGCAGTCGGCGAATTAAACCCGTACAAATTGTCTGATTGTGCTCCTGTATCTGCTTTAACGACCTTGTCCGTTCCCTTACTTTCCGTTCCAGTCGTGAGACTTTCTGACTTCGTGGTCTTATCATTTCTGTCTATATCCTCGCTTTCGTTGTGTGTTTCTTTATAGTCCGATAGCGTATCATAGCGAATATTAAACAACGTATTCAGTCTTATTATCTGATCTGCATAATGAAGTGCAAAGTCTTTTACAACTGATTCCGACGTGTAAACATCATCTATAACGGGAAATAATAACGAATTAACACGCCTCATACCTATTTTTGACAATGTTAACCGATCTAACATATCGGCCGTTGGTGTATCATAATTATGAATCAGAGTTTGCCATATTGTCTCCCTGTTCCATATTCCCGGGTGAATTATATTCTCCGGATAAAACATCTCTTTGATCGTTTTCGCGTAGCTGTTTCCATGGTTCTCCAAGCTCAACACTCCAATCTTTATTAAACATTTTATTTACCTTTTCGACGCTCTTTTTACGTTCTGCAAGCATATTTCCCACCAACGGTATTAACACATCAGTGTTAAGATCTGCTTCACGTGAAACAATGCTCTCACGTTTCATATTATAGTTAGCATTTAGCCCTATATCATGAAAGAACGTCGCGCGCGTATACTGATTATATTCAATTAAAGCCTTAAGCGTTTCGCCTCCGGACGGGTACGGGTGTACTTTTATACCCTCCAAAAAATCGGGATCAGCGATCGTCGCGAGTTTACCTCTCATCAGATCATCAATATATGACTGTGCAGATAATAGGGATTTATCGTCCGAGGCCGATATAATTAACTGCGCTCTCTGCAAAATAGCGACAATATCAAGCGTTTTTTCGTTCTCCGTGATACGTTTCGCATATCGTTCAAACATAGGAAATAAAGAGTTATACTCATGCGTATTTCTGAATAAAATGCAGTCTTCGTCAATAGTAAATGTTTTATTGAGTTTTAAAGCTGGATTTGCCACGATATACTTTGTAGGTTCATAATACGCGTTGGGCTCTCCGCCATATCCTCCAAAAAACGGGTAAAGTTTACCGTCGTATTCCGCTACTATCGCATTTCCTCCAAGTTGGTTGAAAAGCTCCAACATATCAAAACGAAAATCATCATCGCCTTTATAAACAAACATAGATTGCGTAATTGAAAATAACTGTCTTATTAAATAATTTTCATATTTACTGCAATCTAACGCTTTATATTTATTGATCATATTTATTCACCTCCTCCCAATTTTTGAAATGCGGACAATTTACATAGTTATAGCTACAACAATACCCAGCCACAAAAGGTTTATTATATTCATATACAAGTCTACAACATTCGCAATAAATTCTGTATCCTTGTTTTATGGTCCGCTGTTTAATAAATAACGGGCAGATAAAAAGACATTCATTTATATTTTGTCTATTCTCTTTACTCATAACTACATAATAACACAATATCAATTAAAAGTCAATACCAAAATTAATATATTTAACATAGTATTGCATACTACATGGCGCAATAGTATATGCTATGTTATACATCACAATTGATATGCGACACAATATCATATGCAACGTGACATGGCACGCATGCCAAGTATCACGGGCATTTTTTTTTACATTTTGGCATATGTGATAGCGTCGGGTA